GAACCAAATGAATTAAGTAAAGAATTAATTGAAATTGAAGAGGAAGAAGCAAATTATTTGTTAGGTCAGGTTACAGCAATTATTAAAAAAGATAACCGTACAAAAACAGGTAAAAAAACTGAAATGGAATCTTATAATGATTACCCAAAATCAGTAAGTAATAATGCTAAAAGAGGTATTGAGTTAAACGAAAAGGTAGGCAATAAATGCGCTACGCAAGTTGGTAAGATAAGAGCGCAACAATTGGCACAAGGTAAGCCAATATCAAAAGAAACCATTAAAAGAATGTTTAGCTATTTAAGCAGAGCAGAAGTATATTACGAAAAAGGCGATACAGAAAGCTGCGGATATATTTCTTATTTACTTTGGGGAGGTAAAAGTGCAAAATCTTGGGCTGAATCAAAATTAAAAAGCATAGAGAATGAGTAGAATGCCAAGCCCTCAAAATGATAATCGTGGATGCCTTTGTAAGGATGGCAAATATTCAAGAAAATGTTGCGATGGAAGTCTACAAGCACAAGGAATAGGTAATATAACTAAAAGCAGTTATTTGATTCTTTTAGAAAGTGGTGATAGAATGTTACAAGAAAACAATAGTAAAATAATTTTATAATGGCAGATAAAAAAATAAGTGCATTAGATACAGCAACATCTCTACAAGGTTCTGAATTAATCCCAGTAATACAAAGCAGTACAACAAAAAAGGCTAAGGTTAGTGATATAGTGAATTATATAGCACCTTATGCCTTAACCGTACAGGCTAGTACTCCTGTTGATTTAGGAACTTCAACCTACGATGGTGTAGAAATGATTAGGCTTAACTGGACTGGTGTAAATGGGACAATGGTTTTAACCCTACCAGACGCAACAAGTACAAACAGCACTAATAGAGTGATGCGGTTTATTTCAAATGGTACACTTGCAGCTGCTAAAAAGGTTCATATAACTCCTTCAGGCTCTCAAAATATAGATGGTGCAAGTACTTACTACGAAGTAAATAAACCTTACGAGGGTGTTACTCTTTGGTCGGATGGGATTGAATGGTTTATAATACAAAAGAAAGCAAGTTAAAAACGTAACAAACGAATATTAATTTTATTGTATAAATATGAAAGCAACAGATATGTTAAACAAAATCAAAGAAACACTTGGGGTAGAATTATCCGAAGAAGTTAAATTAGCACAGGCTGCATTAGAAAACGGAACTATTATAGAAGCAGAAGAGTTTGCCGAAGGTAAAGAAGTTTTTATTGTAACTGAAGATGAGAAAGTAGCCCTACCAATCGGAAGCTACAAACTTGACGATGGTCAGGAATTGATTATCGAAGAAGAAGGAATTATTAAATCTATTGGCGAAGCCGTTGAGGAAGCACCAGAAGAAGCACCTGCTGAAGAAGAAGTAGAAGCAGCTGAAGAAGAAAAAGAGGAAATGTCCTACGCAACTAAAGAAGACCTTGCAGAAGTTAAGTCAATGATTGACGAGATTAAAGCAATGATTGAAAAGAAAGACGAATTATCAGTTGAAGAGACTGTGGAAAATATTGTAGAAGAAGTTAAGGAGGAACTTTCACAAGTTGAAAAAGTAAACCATAACCCTGAAGCAAATGCAGATAAAGCGTTACACCTTTATTCTAAAAAAGGAGGTACTACCACGATGGACATAGTACTCCAAAAAATAAATAAATTTAAAAACTAAAACAAAATGGCTACAACTACTAGCATTACAACTACCTACGCTGGGGAATTTGCAGGACAGTATATCTCTGCTGCACTTTTAAGCGGTTCAACTTTGGATAATGGATTAATTTCTATTAAACCAAACATCAAATTTAAAGAAGTAATTAAAAAAGTATCTACTGACGGTCTTGTAAAAGATGCAGGATGTGATTTCGACCCTACTTCTACTTTGACTCTAACTGAAAGAATTTTAGAGCCAACTTCACAACAAGTAAACTTACAGTTATGTAAGAAAGATTTCCAATCGGATTGGGATGCTGTATCGATGGGAATATCTAGCTTTGATTCACTTCCTCCTTCATTTGCTGATTTTTTAATCGGTCACGTTGCTGCTAAAGTTGCACAAAGAACAGAACAATCTATCTGGGATGGTGCTGCTGCAACAAATGGAGATTTCGCAGGATTTAAAGAATTAATGTTAGCTGATGCTGATGTAACTGACGTAGGTGCAGGAGCAGCGGTAACGGCAGCTAATGTTATTGATAAACTAGGTTTAGTTGTTGATGCTATCAACTCTACAATCTACACTTCGGAAGACCTTTATATCTATGTTTCTCAAAACGTAGCTAGAGCTTACGTAAGAGCATTAGGAGGATTCCAAGCGACAATCGGCGCAGCTGGTCTTGACAACAAAGGAACACAATGGTACAACGGAGGAGGTCTTACTTTCGATGGTGTAAAAATTGCTGTTGCAAATGGATTAGCTGACAATACAATGGTAGCAGCTGAAAAATCTAACTTATTCTTCGGAACTGGTCTATTATCTGACAACCAAGAGGTAAAAGTTATTGATATGGCTGACATTGATGGAAGTCAAAATGTACGTGTAGTAATGAGATTTACTGCAGGAGTACAGTACGGAATTGGAAGCGACATCGTTCTCTATTCTTAATAACTAGATTTAATTAATCAAAAAGGGTAGGTGGGATAACTGCCTACCCTTTTTTAATACAAAAAAATATGGCTTGTGATTTAACAAAAGGTAGATTAGAACCTTGCAAGGACGTAGTAGGTGGCTTAAAAGCCGTCTACTTTACTGACTTCGGGGATTTAGGTACTGTAACAAAAATAGATGACGAAATTACTGATTTAAGTGGTACGTTCGTAGCCTACAAATATGATTTAAAAGGTGGTTCTAGCTTCGAGCAGGCTATTACTTCTTCACGTGAAAACGGAACAACTTACTTTGAGCAAACTTTAAACTTAACCTTAAAGAAACTATCAAAAGAAGATAACAAGGAAATCAAACTCCTTGCTTATGGACGTCCTCACGTAGCAGTAGAAGACTATAACGGAAATGTTTTCGTAATGGGCTTAGAACACGGCGCAGAGGTAACAGGCGGTACTATCGTAACTGGTGCTGCAATGGCTGACCTGTCAGGGTATACACTTACGCTTGTTGGTCAGGAAGTACAACCTGCAAACTTTGTAGCTAGCCCAACGGCTGCTGACCCATACGCAGGTATGAGTTCTGCAACGGTAACTATAACGGTTGGAACTAATTCATAATTAGAACTACATTCATATTAAAGGGGGCAATTAGCCCCTTTTTTTATGCCTTATATTTAACAAAAACAAACTTATTTTATTGTATATATATGACAATATTACAAAGTTCAACAGATAGCCAAACCTTTAACTTTATACCAAGGGAATACACTTCTGGAACTACATACACCATCTTAATAAAAGACGAAACAACCAACACAGAGGTGTTTAGTTCTACGGCTACAACCTTTACAGCTTTGGATTATTACTTTCAATACAGTAGCGTTTTTACATTAGTAGAGAACACAATGTATATGCTAGAAATTAAGGATGGAAATAACGTAGTATTTAAAGATAAAATATTCTGTACTAATCAAAACGTTACAACTTATAGCGTAAATGATAATGAATACATAAAAAATACAATAGCTAACGACTTTATAGTTTTATAATGGCAAGAAATAACAACCAAAAACAAGGCGGAGTTCACGTAATTAGTTTATCAACGTATAACAAGCCCGAAATATCGGAAGATAAAAGAAAGGAATGGGTAGCTTACGGAACGGATAACAATTACTACCAATATCTAATTGAACTCTTTACTAATAGTGCAACCAACAACGCTATTATTGGAGGAGTTTCTTCAATGATATACGGTAAAGGTTTGGATGCTTTGGATAGTTCTACAAAAACAGAAGAGTATGCTGCTATGCGTTCTATCTTTTCAAACGATTGTTTGCGTAAAGTTTCTTTGGATTTGAAGTTATTAGGTGAAGCAAGTTTTCAAGTTACCTATAAAGACAAAAAAGTATATAAAGCAGAACACTTTCCACGCCAAACACTACGAGCGGAGAAATGCAACGAAGAAGGTCAAATTGAAGCTTACTATTATTTCCCTGATTGGGCAAACATTAAACCAGCCGACAAACCTAAACGAATTGCTACTTTTGGGTTTGGTAACGGAACTGAGCCTGAGGTTAAAATAGCAAAAAGATATATTTCTGGCTATGATTACTATTGCCCTGTAGATTATCAAGGGGGTCTAGCTTATGCAGAATTAGAAAGCGAGGTAAGTGATTATCTTATTAATGATGTTCAAAACGGATTCAGCGGAACTAAGGTGGTAAACTTTAACAATGGAATCCCAGACCAAGACCAACAGCTAAGCATCAAGAACGATGTAATGCGTAAGCTTACAGGAAGCAGAGGAGAAAAG